CTGTCAGAGCCAGCAGGAAGTTGTCAGCGTCCAGCAGGTCTTTGATCTCCAGCAGCCAGACATCGACACGCTCTTCAGCCTCGCGAAGATCTGCGTGCAATGTCCACCAGTCGTCTCCCCAATCAAACTCTCGCTCTACAGCCATCGACTCCGTGTAAAGCAAGATATCTGCGTCGATCAGCAGCGTTCTTTTCGTCATCTCATCTCCCGTTTTATGCGCGCTTCTGTTCGGTCGATGTGTTTTAAGTCCGACAACAAACGCAACAGCTTTCCGCGTCGTCTCGACTTTGCAGGGTATCTGTAGATATCCAGCAACAGTTGAGCCTGTTCCCTCTTCTCCCACAGGAAAGGCAACACCAGCTTGATGCAAATGCGCGCTGCTTCGCCGTAAACCGCCCACTCGTAACACGTTCGCACTGCCCTTTTGCTTTTACCCCTACACCTAACTCGCCCTCCAAAGAGGCGCTGCAGCCATATAAGAGTGTAGGGATACGTGTTGGAGACACTGACTGTGGCGGTATGGATAGCTCGGAAACACCCCTCTCCATCTAAGTATCCGCCTATGTATGCTAGGTCAGTGTGTCTCTGCCCAACTCGATCCGACGTGATATTCACCGGCCACAGGGCATCGCAGACGGAGCATTGATCCGGCATCAACAATGGACTTGCATGCGGCTTGTCCCAATTCATCAGCAGTCTCCTTCGGACAGGACAACTGCACCTCGTCGTGGATGTGACCTACTTGGATGGCACGTTGTGACACAGGCTTGTCCTGGTTTAAGTGGCGCATCCTTCGAGAAAGTTCGACAGTGGCAGACTTCATAAGCACTGCACCTGCGCTCTGCAGCAGCAGATTTAGGGCAGAGTGTTTAGATCTTACAGGCAGCTTGCGTCCGTCAAGACCTAGCAAAAAGCCCTTAGTTTCTACGTTGTGATCAACAGCTGCTTTCAGCTTTTTAAACGCAGGCATGCCATCTAGAAACTTCTTGCGCATTGCAGCGCCTTCTTTGGCTCCACCGCCAACCAGCTTGCCAAGGTTCTGGTCGCCGCTTCCATAGATCAGCGCATAAATGAACGTCTTGGCCGATGCGCGTGTAGGTAGACCAGCAGCTTCTTGGTTTGCTGTGTGTGGGTCTCCTTCCGTGACCAGTCTGACGTATGCACCGTTGTCGGCAAAAGCTAAGTAATGGGCTAACATCCGTAATTCGAGCCCACTGCAGTCGCAGCCAACCATAACGTGCCCCTCGTTCGGCAAGAACAGGGAGCGACACTCTGGTCCATACAAGCTGCTACTGCTAGGCACTTGGGCGACGTTGGGCCTGCTGTGCGTGCAACGACCCGACAGGGCTCCGTTTGTGTTGACAGAGCCATAGATGCGCCCATCCTTCACGGACCGCAGCCAACCTTCCTTGCCCTCTGCCAGCTGGCCTAGACGTTTACCAATGGTCAGGTATTGCACCAAGACCTTGGCTTCTTCGTAGTCCATAGCCGTCAGAATGCTCTCATCAATCTGTGGCTTACCTTCGCCGGTAAACTTCTCAGGCTTCCAGCCATACTTCTTCTGCAGCTGCTGCGCGATCTGGTCGCGTGAGCCAGGGTTGAATGGGATCTTCTTGATCTTCGGCGGACCTTTGACGATGTCCGCATCCTTATGCTTGTCCTTTTTTGCTGCGCCCTTGGTTGCATACTGCTGACCGCCAGCCAGGTAGTATTGCGGTGTCTTCATCGGCACCTCTGCTGCTGGGAAGATGTCCTGCAAAGTCCGCTCAAGCTCTGACTTCTTGTCGAGCAACATGGCATGCAGCTCTTTGGCTCTGTCCGTGTCGAACCTCCAGCCGTTCTTCTCCTGTTGGTTGATGACCTCAGCAAAGTCGTGCTCTAAGACAACAGAGTCAGACGAAGGTTTGGCACGCAGCAACTCTTGGAACAGACGCTGCGTTACCTGCGTGTCCTGCACGCAGTAGTCCTGCATCTCTTGGCTCCACTCAGACCAATCTGTGGTCTCGCCGAAGTCGCCTTTGTATTCACCAAGGCGATATCCCCATGCCTTGAGACTGTGGCTACCGATCAGCTGTCTAGGTAGCTCCGGTCTCTTGTAGTCGTCATTCTTCGTGTCAGGCCAGACCAACCTAGCGAGCAGCATGGTGTCGCGAATGCACCCTGTCGGTTTCCATTTGTAGAGCTTCTGAATCGCAGGGATGTCGAAACGCAGGATGTTGTGGCCGACGATGCAGTCTGCGTGCTCGATCGACCGCAGGCCTTCTTCAACGTCTCCGCGCTGACTGTTGTAGACCTTTACGTCGCGACCTGCGCGGACCACTAGGCAGTGAATGACCTTAAGGTCCGACAGGTGGTTCCAGTCTTCTATGCCGTTGGTCTCAATATCGATAATAACTGTCTGCATCCTCTACCTCCTGCGGATCGATTCCGTTCTCACGTAGCCAATCTCTAACGACCGGATCGAGCCGTAGAGCCCGACGTAGTTTCTTGATCGCTCGTGCGTGTGTCCGACGAACTGCCTCGCGGCTGACTCCCCACTGCTCTGCTATCTGCTCCAAAGTGAAGGGCGTCCAAGGCTCGGCTAACCCTTTGCCAGTAGACGTCTGTGCCGCCTCTTTTGTGTCCTTTGGGTCCGCCATTGTGAATGCGCGCTAGTGTCTCGGCGTGGTCGTCAGGTGCATAGCGGTCCCAATACGCCATCATGATCCGCTCTGCGTAAGCTGCACCCCTCACATCATCGTAGCGTCCGCCTATTTCTGGCGCATGCGTCACAGCATCTAGCCAGTAGGCACGAGTAATCTGATACGGGCCGAGAGACAGACCGCCGTCACCCACAGCGTTAGATGGGTCCGGGTGTCCGCCTGTCTCTACTTGTCTGATCGCGCTAAAAAGGGCACGCGGCTGCATCATCCACATCCATGCCCTCTCCTTCTGTGAGCCGTCCTGTTTGCGGGTTGTAGTAGACTGTGGTGGCTCGGCCAGTCTCTCCGGTGTAGCGATTCTTGAGGACCCTGACGGTTGTGATGTTGTTGTTGCCGTCGTCGTCCTGCTGATTGCGCTCCAAGCCCAAGACAAGATCGGAAAGCTGAGCAATGGCATGACTACCCCGTAGCTGAGCCAAGCTCGTAAACGCGCCTTCTTCATGTCCGCGTCCCTCCGGACGTTTTAAATGTGAAACGAGAAACAAGGCGCACTTCAACTCTTCGCACATCGAGCGAAGCTGTGTCATGACCTTGTCGATTTCGCGACGTTCATCGCCGCCCTCCAGTGCCGATACCACGATGCTTAGGTGATCAAGCACCACGTATGGAGCCTGCAGTGACCGCACCATGTAGCGGATCTTGGCAAGCAAGGTGTCGCACGCCATTGACCCGAAGTGATCGTAGAGAACCAATCGGCCATGACCGACTGCTTGGTTGAACGCTTCTTTTAACTCGTCCTCTTTGTAGTTCCAGTGATGCGGAGGGCAGTTCAGTTGCATGCCCATAAACCCGCGCACTGTTTTCTCGACGCTCTCCTCCAGAGCGATGTAGCCAACCTTGTGCCCATACTGCATGAGCCAGTGGGCAAACTCTCGGCAGACTAGAGACTTGCCTACACCTGTGCCTGCGCAAAGCGTCACTAGTTCGCCCAGTCGGATGCCGTGGCTAAGCTCGTTCAGACCTTGCCATGGGTAGGGCACTGACTGACGTTCGCCCTCAGCGACAACGCGATCCCACAGATCTTCACCGCACACTACGCCGTCCGGACGATAGGTCTTGGCTTCGTAGACCGAGCTAATCAGCTGCTTGACGTTGCCGCTGACTAGCAAGTCGTTGGCGTCTTTCTGTGTAGTGCCGCTGACGATGCGAGCTTTGCCAGGTGATAGTAAAAGCGCGCACTCGTTGGCAGCTTCACGGCCAGCCTTATCGTTGTCGAAGAAGAAGACAACAGTCTCGAACTTCTCCAACCACTCAAGCGAGTTCTTGATCGCCTTGGCCGCGCCTTTCGCGCCGGTAGGAACACTGACAACGGGCCACCGGTTGCCAAACGCCTGGCTCACTGACAGGCAATCAATCTCGCCCTCAGTGATCGTAATCATCTTGCCGCCGTCACGAAAAAGGTGCTCCCCGAACAAGCCTTGTAAAACCCCCACAGTCATGAACTGCTTGTCCGGGAAGCGTATTTTCTGTCCTGTAAGCTTGCCGTCAGCGCCACGATACGCAGCAATCTGACAAGCTCGCCCGCGATACTCTCCTACGCGGTAGCCATACTTGGCGCACGTCTCCTCCGACAGCTTGCGCTTCGTGATCGGCGCGACCTCCCCGTCGACAAACCGTGCATCCTTTGTCTGCTCCTGCACTGCTACCGCTCCATCTCCGTTTTCGTGGTAACCACATCCGAAGCACCAAGCATGTCCGTCGCTGTAGCGTGCAAGGTTGTCTTTACTGCCACAGCTAGGACACGGTTCATGGCGCAAAAATTGTGATGACGATTCGTGGCCCGTCTGCATCCTCGAACTCCTTGCGACCAGAACACTTGACGATCTGGTCGTCGTCGTCCCACAACACGCCATTACAGCTGTCGAGGGCACTTTTCAGATAGTTGTCTACATCGCCGACAGGTATGTCTCTCTTAGTCGTCTTCGGCTTTTTGCAGTAGAAAGCGCAATGCACCGAAATGGGGCCGCTGATGGGCTTGCCTAACTTCAGCTGAGCCAGCGCATGCTTCGCTGCGCGGCGGAACTTTGTGTATCTCTTGCCGTAGTAGGT